CCGTCGGCGTAACGGTGCGCGTGCGCCCCGAAGTCGCCAAGCGCTTCCGCGCGTGGTGCAAGGCTCGCGGCATAAGCCAAAGCGAAGCGTTCTCAAGCTGCGTGCGGAATCTCATCTGGTGACCGCCTCTGACGCACTCCTCTCTAAGCTGCGCCTGCCGCAGCCCGATCGCTCGCCGATTTACGAATGGGCGCGCAAGCACGTTGTGCTTCCCGAGAGCTACGCGACGCCGGGACCGTTCAACGCGAAGATAACGCCTTGGCTAATCCCGATCTTTGACGCGCTCCAGAATCCACTCGTGCGCCGCGTGCACTTCCGCAAAGCCGTGCAGATTGGCGGCACGCTCGTCGCTGACATCTGGATTCCGTGGCTGATTGCGAACGACGCCGGGCCGATCTCGTGGACGATGCAGACCGACGAAATGGTCGAGAAGCATTGCAAGAGCCGGCTCAATCCGCTTCTTGAACGCTGCAAGCTCGTGGCTGCGATGCTTCCGAAACCGGGACCGCACCGGACGACAACCGAGATTTACTTCGGCGGATTCTTTCTTTCGCTCAACCCCGCGAATCTTTCAACGCAGCAATCGCAGTCGATCCGCTACAAAGTAAACGACGAAATCTGGCTTCCGCGCTGGCAGGACGTTTACGGCCACGCAATCGCGCGCGTTTCCAAGTTTGAGGAGGTGGGGCGCTCGAAGATTTACAACGTGAGCCAAGCGCCCGAAATGAGCGCGGAGGTCGGCAATGTCGAGGACACGAGCTTCCGTTCGGGCAATCAGCAGGAGTGGCACGCGCTTTGTCCGTCGTGCGGCAAGGCGCACCCGGTCGCATTCTCGCAGCCGTCAATTGACGACAAGGAAACGCGCGGCGGCGTCGTCTGGGACAAGACCGCGAAACGCGACGACGAGACTTGGGATGTAGCGCGCGCGATTGAAACAACGCGGTTCCGTTGCATCCACTGCGGCCACGAGTCACCGGACATGGACGCGACGCGCAACCACTGGCGCAAGACCGGGCACTACATCGCCGAGCGACCTGACGCGCCGGCTGAAATCAAAAGCTTTCGCATCGAGGCGCTCGTCGCTCGCCCGATGAAGATGCTCGTGGAGGAGTTTTGCGAAGCAGAGAACCAATGGGCGAAGCGCGGAGAGGACCGCATGAAGATGGAGTTTCGCACGAAGCGCGAAGCCAAGCCGTGGATCGTCGAAAAGAAAACCGTCAATCTCTTCGTGCAGTCGAGCGGCTACAAGCTCGCCGACTACGCGCAAGGCCAAGGCATCGAGAACGAGGCAATTCGCTTCATGACGATCGACCGTCAGCTTGACCATTGGTGGGTCGAGATCGGCGCCTTCTCGACAAACGGCGGCACGCGCTACCGGCAGCTGCATTTCGGGCGAATCGACACGCGCGACCAACTGCGCGCGCTGCAACTGCGCTACAAGGTCGCCGATGCGTGCGTCGCACAGGACCGCGGCTACCGACCGAGCGACGTGGACCGCGATTGCGCGGACTTCGGCTGGCGCTCAATGCGTGGGCACGCGCGCAAGACCTGGACGATGCGGGACGAGGCAACCGGCAAGCTTATCAACTTTCCGTTTTCGGACCCGCAGGTCAGCGACTACCGCGGCGGCGATGTGTTTTTTTACAACTGGAGCGGCGACTACTTTAAGGACGTTCTCCAGACCGCGCTCGAAGGCAAAGGAGACCTCAAATGGGAGCTTCCCGACGACGTGAACCCGCTTTATTTGCAGCATCTCAAGGGCGAGTCAAAGGTCGAGATCCGCGCGGGCGTCTGGGAATGGAAAGAAGTCAAAAGCAACGCCGCAAATCACGGTCTCGACACGTCGGCCATGATGCTCTGCATCGCGACGATTGCCGGCGTCGTGCGCTACGTTCCTGCGACGGCGTAGGATTGGTTTTAACGGGGCGCGCTTTGGCGTGGCACTCGACAACCCATTCCTCGGCCTCGACGCAACGACGTTGGCCACGTTCAAATCGCGCGTCAGCGATGCAATCTTGGCCGTTTTGAGCAATCAAAGTTACTCGCTCAACGGCAAAAGCGTAACGCGCGCGGATCTCAATTCGTTGACGCAGATGCTCGGTCAGGTGCAATGGGCGATTGACGACGCGAACGGCACGGCGCGCACCGAGACTTTTGTCAGCTTCACCGGGAACTGACCACGCTCATGGAAACCTTCGACCCGTCAAAAGTCATCGCCTCGCGTCCGTGGATCGACAAAGCCATCGAGGCCGTTGCGCCGTCCTGGGGCAAACAGCGTTTGCAATCGCGCGTCGAGACCGCGCTCTTCAGCTACAACGCCGCGCAGACGAACCGACTTTACGCGCCGAAGACCTACGGCCAGCCGAGCGAATCGACGCAGACCTCGCGCTCGCGCGTTGTGATGATGTGGGAATCTCGCGACCTCGTGGAGAACTTTCCCGAGGCGCGCGAGATCACGCGCAAGTTCGGAAACTATCTTACTCCGAACGAATACTCTCCCGCGACGCAGGACCGCGCGTACAATCAAATCGTTTCCGAGTTCTTTCACGAGTGGTGCAAGCGGTGCGACGTGACCGGCCGGCACACGTTCAAGAAACTAATCCAGCTCGGATGCGAAGAGCGACCTGTAGATGGCGATTGCGGATACGCCATCCGCCGCGTAGGCGATGAACTCAAGATTCAGCTCGTGCCGGGAACGCGCATCGGCAACCCGAACGCGCTCGGGGCTGAGTCGGACAATTACTACCAAGGCATCATCACCGACGAGTTCGGCAAGCCGGTCGCGTATCGCATTTACCGCGTCACGCGGGAGGGCGTTTACTTCGGCGCGGAGGACGTAGCGGCGCACAACTTCTGCCACTACTTCGACCCGTTCCGCGTCGATCAATACCGCGGGATCACGGACTTTCATGCGGCAATCAAAACCGCGCGGATGCTCTACGAAATCCTCGAAGCCGAAAAGGCCGGCGTGCGCTTCGCGTCGCAGCAGGCAGCGCTTGTGTTTAACGACCGCGGCTCGGCGAATCCGCGCAACTTGTTCACACCGCAACCGACGGTCACGATGCCGAACGGGCAGACGCAGCAGAACGAAATGTCGGAGGTCGGAATGATTCGTTACCTGGGCGCCGCTGACCGCGTTGAGGTCATGCCGTCGCGCCCTTCCGCCGCGTTCTCCGGCTTCGTGCAACATCTGATGCACGAGATCGCAATCGGCGTCGGCGTTCCCGAGGGCGTTCTTTTCGGTACGCAGGATTACAAGGGGCCAAGCGTGCGCGCCGAGTTTGCGGCCGCTGATCGCGTGTTCACGCGGCATCAAGGCGTGCTCACCGACAAGGTTCTCGACCCGATCAAAGACGCCGTGATCCTCGACGCCATCGCGCGCGGCGAGATGATGGTGTGGTATCAACCCATCTTCTCGACCCGTAAGGTCAAGACATCCGTTACGGTCTGGGATGGCCAAACGGTTGCTCTCGGCGGCCTTATTCGTGAGGATGTGCAGGATGTGGAAGATAAGCTTCCGGTATTGGGTGATCTACCCTTTATTGGTCGGCTTTTCCGCTCCGAAGTGGAAGACCACTTTAAGCGCAATTTGATGATTTTTGTGACAGCTACCTTGATTGACCCAGCTGGTCAAAGAATCAAGGGCGGTGCCGTCGATGAGGCTGCTCCAGGCGCATTGGGAGGTAATCCTCTCTTGCCAGCGATTGGTAACTAATTTTTTAGATCTTAACAAGGGCAGGAGATGAAAGTCTCCTGCCCTTTTTTTATGAAGTTCTACATTCTCACAGGCGGCATAGGTTGCGGTAAAAGCAGCGCTGTAAATGCGATGGCTCAACACTTCGGCTCACGAACGTTGTCGTTCTCGGCTGACCTTGAGGCCCAACACTGGCTCGATAATCAAGACGTGATGAATGAGCTTGTGAGAAAATTTGGTGATGAAACAGTGGATGTTGAGGGGGGGATAAGCCGGGCGAATCGAAATATTATTCGTCAGCGAGTATTTGCTGATCCTAGTGCCCGTCAAATTTTGGAATCAATTTTACACCCTCTCGTGTTTGCCGCTCTGGAATCTCAGCGTGCCGAAGCTGAAAAATCGGGAGTGGAACTTTTCCTTGCGGAGGTGCCTCTGCACTATGAGACTGGGTGTGTAGTAACAGCGGACTTGATCATTGTCGTGGCAGCAAGCCGGGTGGTTCAAGTTCGGCGGTTGATGGAACGTCGAGGACTTAACGAGCCGATCATCGAGCAGATGTTGAGATCTCAGTGGTCCATCGAAACCAAAGTCGAAAAAGCGG